GTGATCATAAGCATCCAGATTTGTTATATCTTCTAATACGTGATCCCGGAGGTAAGATGAGACCTTTAACCATGGGTAAGCCCCAGATTAATATCTTAGTCAAACTACTCCAAAAGTTCCTTCTCGAAAGAGTGAAACAAATAGGGGGATCATATAACTACTTTCATCCCGAAAAAACATGGTATGAAATAGAAGGTTTGTTCAAATCTGTTAATAAACCAAATATGCTTATTCACAGTGGAGATCTTACATCTTGTACTAATCTAATGAATAGGCAGCGAAGTATCAGGGAGGCTTACGCCACAATTGACTCATTCCAGATCGAAACCGACCTAAAACGAGCCCTTGAACTTGCTGCTGAACTCTCGTTGTCTTATCATACGATACACCTCAGTGATGAGGAAGTAACAGATCATAGAAGACACGGTAAGTACGAAGATATAGACCGTTGGTTGGAAAACAATGAACACAAATTCCAACAAACGAATGGACAACACATGTCCAGTCCAGTTAGTGCACCCATCATGGCTTTTATGCATGATGATTGTCGAAAAAAGATTGCTCAACCATTTTATAAACAAGGCAGGGATGCCCCAGAGAGCTATATTCTAACACAGGACATACCAAGGTATGCTGGTCAGATTTTAGAGACTTATAAAAATGGTTCTTGTACCTTAATCGTTGGGATGAAGGAATACAAACTTTTTCAATGTGCAGATGAAGTAAAAATAGATTATGCTGAAAAAATGATTAAAAAGTTAAAAAACCTAGCATTTTTTGTTAATATTTCTAAGTATGTTAATTGGTTCAACGTGCCCGACATGGCGATTCATAGATTCCAGACCTGGATTGAAAAATTCGAGATAACCCTCCCACTAGGAGAACTTGGTTATGAAAAGAAAAATCCACTTCGTGAGAAGGAAGTAATGGAAGAACTGTATCGTCAGGGACAAAGAAGGTTCATATCATACATAGCTATTAAAATGTCAGTAGAAGTTACCATATTAGGTATAAGTGAAGACCAGGCTATTTGGTTTTTAAAGCACAAGAAATTACATAGACCTAATATTAGAATGAAAAAAATTGGCTTGTATAGATTAAAGTCCCAAACTTTTGATATTTGGGTGTTAGACGGAAAACCCATCTGGGTACGCAAAACACCAAAAGACTTGGTTGGTATCGCTTTTGGCGATGATCACTTGAATGTCGAAACCGGCCCCAACAAGTTAAGAGGTAAGCAAATTGATCGATATAAAAGTTATATATCCCGTGAGTGGGGACAATCGTATAGCCGAAAGGGAGATTTTATCTCCAATCGCTACGGATTGTTCACCGAAAGGATATTTAAAGTAGTACCTAATT